AAGAAGAATAAATTTAGATAGACCATTTAACGCTGCAACAGGTGGCAGGGTAAAAGCATCAAATGGATTAGCTGTTCAAACTTTAAATCCTTTATTTCCTACAAAAGATCCTACAGACACTGAAAGTTTTAAACCTTTAGATCTTCCTGGAGCAATAATACCTCCATTAGCTATTGGTGCAGGTGCTAAAAGATTGAAAGATATATTTTTTAGTAAACCTGAAGATGAATCTAAAGAAGAGATTGTGGAGAGAATAGAAAAAGTTGAGACTGATAGAAAAGAACCTGATCAAGAACCACCTAAAATTCCAACAGATAAAATAGAAAAATTTTTATTAAAAGAAGCTGTCGACAGATTAAAACAAAAAGAAATGGATAAAACTAAAAGAGATGACAGAACTATTTTAGCAAGAGATCTTGAATTAGATGTACCTAAAAGTGGTTTGTATGAACTAAGAAAAAAAGAAAATAAAAATTTTTTTCAAAATAGACTACAAACTTTAAAAGATAAAGATGTAAACTTTGATGGTTATTATAGCACTAGAGAAATTGCCAATCTTTTAGGAATTAAAACAAATTCAGGAGTAGAAGATTTTATAAAAAGAAAAAACGTTCCTTCAGTTAAACAACAAGGATTATATAAAGTTGTTAAGTTAAATGATTTTTTAAACGCATATCAACCAACTAAAGAACGTATACAAGCAGCTCCAGAATTAGATGTTAGAACAAAAGCAAGAGATAATTTTATATCTGAAGCAGCTAAAGGAGATTTTTATAATAGGTTTAAAAAACTAAGGCAACCAGGATTTTTACCAACAGAAGTAAAATCGGTTTATGATAAATATAATTTAAAAAAAATAGAAGGTGGTCATCCTTTTCCTGTAGAATTTTTTACTAAAAAATATGGTAAAGATAATACACTTCAAGATAAAAGACAGTTTAACTGGATTTACAGAAACAANGATAAATTATTTGATAAAAATAATTTAGTCTTTCAAAGTAAAGATGTGAATACATTGTATAGAGATAAAATTAGTGAACTTAAAAAACAATACGAAATATTGAGTCCTTTAGTTGATAAGTATGAAGGCAAAGGCGCTGTTAAAAATAAAAAAGATCTTGCTACTATAGAAACTGCCAACAATAAAATAATGAGAATTGTTGCTGAGTCTGAAACTGATGCAAAAAAATTTATTGAGGACAGCCCTAACTCAGTAGATCTACCTAGAATGAGACAAGGTGGATTGCATGGTGCATTATTTAACACTGATACAGGAGAAGTATCTGTATATACTGGAGCAGGAGAAGGAGCAGGTTTTGTTTCTGGTGCAGTTGGTGATGAGCCACAAGACACTAAATTAAAACTTGCAGGTGATTATCTAGATATTATATCTAATGTTATTGGAGACTCACAAGATAAAAAAATAATAACAGATTATGTAACTAAAACACTTTTACCAAGATTTAATAGGGGTGGAATTGTAAGTTTAAAACTATGATAGGCAAAAAATCAGGTCCACCACCAAGAAGAGGGCCGACACCACAAGGGTTGAATATTAAATATAATACTGTTAAGACAGTAAATCAGGAGAAAACAAATGGCAGAAATAGACAAAGTTCTACCCAACGTAGAACAAACTATCAAAGTACCTAGTCCAGAGGAAGTAGAAGTAGATATAGCAGAAGAGCAGGCAGAAAAACACCCTGTCAATCCTGTTGATCTTCAAGAAAACCCAGATGGATCAGTAGATGTAAACTTTCAACCAGGTTTAGTAAACCCAGGTGAAGACGAAAGCCATTTTGCAAATTTAGCAGATTTATTAGATGACTCTATTCTAGGTCCACTAGGTCATGAGTTATTTGACAACTATAGTGATTACAAAAGTTCAAGAAAAGATTGGGAGTCAGCATACAGAGAAGGTTTAGATCTTTTAGGATTTAAATATGAACAAAGCACAGAACCATTCAAAGGTGCATCAGGTGCAACTCACCCAGTATTAGCTGAAGCTGTCACTCAGTTTCAAGCGCAAGCTTACAAAGAATTATTACCAGCAGGTGGTCCTGTTAGAACTGAAATGGTTGGAATGCCTACACCAGAAAAAGAACAACAGGCTATTCGTGTTAAAGATTATTTAAATTATTTAATAATGTCTGAGATGAAAGAGTATGAAGCTGATTTTGATCAGATGTTATTTTATTTACCACTATCAGGTTCTGCTTTTAAAAAAGTTTACTATGATGATATACATCAAAGAACCGTTTCAAAATTTGTACCCGCAGATGATTTAATTGTTCCGTATACTGCTACCTCATTAGAAGATGCGGAATCAATTATTCATGTTGTTAAAATGTCAGAGAATGATTTACGTAAACAACAAGTTGCAGGTTTTTATAGAGATATAGAATTGACTCCAGGTCAAGATCAAGAAAGTGAAACTCAAAAAAAAGAACGAGAGTTAGAAGGCAGAACAAAAGGTAGAGATCAAAAAATATTTACACTTTTAGAATGTCATGTTGATATAGACTTACAGGGTTTTGAAGATATGAGTCCTGAACAAGAACCTACAGGAATTAAATTACCATACATTGTAACTATTGAAGAAGCATCAAAAGAAGTTTTATCAATTAGAAGAAACTATGAAGTTGGTGATAAATTAAAAGCAAAGATACAATACTTTGTTCACTTTAAATTTTTACCTGGTTTAGGTTTTTATGGTTTTGGTTTAATTCACATGATTGGTGGATTAAGTAGAACTGCAACAATGGCATTAAGATCATTGTTAGATGCAGGAACTTTATCAAACATGCCAGCAGGATTTAAAATGCGTGGTATTAGAGTTAAAGATGAAGCACAACCAATTCAACCCGGAGAGTTTAAAGATGTAGATGCACCTGGTGGAAGTATTAGAGATGCATTCATGCCTTTACCATTTAAAGAACCATCAGCTACATTATTTAATTTATTAGGTAATGTTGTTCAAGCAGGTCAAAGATTTGCAGCGATAGCAGATTTACAAGTTGGAGATGGAAACCAACAAGCAGCAGTTGGTACAACTGTTGCAATGTTAGAAAGAGGTTCTCGTGTTATGTCTGCAGTCCACAAAAGATTGTATTCTGCAATGAAACAAGAATTTACGTTAATGGCTAGAGTATGTAAATTATATTTACCACCTATATATCCATATGATGTTATTGGTGGACAAAGACAAATTAAACAAACAGATTTTGATGATAGAATAGATATTTTACCTGTTGCAGATCCAAATATATTTTCTCAAGCACAAAGAATATCTTTAGCACAAACTCAAATGCAATTAGCAGCAGCTAATCCACAAATACACAATCAATATGAAGTTTTTAGAAACATGTACGAAGCATTAGGTGCAAAAGATGTAGATTTACTTTTAAAAAAACCAGAAAAACCAACTCCAAAAGATCCATCGTTAGAACATATTGATGCATTAGCTGGAAAACCATTTCAAGCGTTTCCTGGACAAGACCATAGAGCACACATGACAGCTCATTTAAACTTTATGGCAACTAGTTTAGTAAAAAATGCACCTATGATAGGAGCAGCTATACATAAAAACTGTCTAGAACACATTTCTTTGATGGCACAAGAGCAAATTGAATTAGAATTTAGAGAAGAATTAGGAAAATTACAACAAATGATGCAAATGATGCAGAATCCACAAGCGATGATGCAAAATCCTAACATGCAAAACGACATTCAGATGCTACAACAAAAAATTGAGTCAAGAAAAGCAATTTTAATTGCTGAAATGACTGAAGATTTTATGAATGAAGAGAAAAAAATTAGTGGTAATTACGGAAATGACCCAATTGCACAATTAAGAGCAAGAGAATTAGATTTACAAGCTCAAGAAAACGAGAGAAAAGAAAAAGAAGGTCAAGAAAGACTAAATCTTGACAAAATGAGAGCAATGATGAACGATCAAAACCAAGATGAGAAGTTACAACAGAATGAAGAGCTTGCAAACTTACGTGCAGAGACTTCTATCGAAAAAACTTTGCTTCAAAGTGCTTTAAAAGAAGAAAGAGGTAATTAAAATGTGGTTATCAGCAATTAAATTAGCGTTAAACGCAGGAACGCACATATACAAGAAAAAACAAGAAACTAAGATGGCTATGGCTGATGCACAGCACATGGCGGCTACTAAGATGGCCCGTGGTGAGACAGAATACCAAGGAAAGTTATTAGAAGCTAGACAATCGGACTGGAAGGACGAGTTCGTTTTGGTCGTGCTCACGCTGCCCATTTTGGTGATTGCATATGGGGTCTTCTCGGACGATCCGGGTGCAGCAGCAAAAATAAAAGAATTTTTTGAGCA